AACTGTGTATAAAACACAGTCTTTTTAACTTGTTTTTTCATATTTTTTGTCTTTTAAGTTTACGCTCTTTTTTATCTTTTCGTATAACTTGAGCAATTTTACACGAACTTAATTCTGTTATAAAGTCATTATGTTCTAACATTTCAGTATAAATCTTTTTTAATGTTAATCTATCAAATATTTTTTCTTTATAATACCTAGGCATAGGTAAATAAGTACCATTCTCTCTCATAATAGCTGTTAATTCTTTAGATCTATAAAATTTTATCATTGATTCTGTTAAATACGCTAAACCCATTCGTTTTGACATTAATGAGAACTCAGGGAGGCGGTCGTCATATTCTGCTAATCTTTCAAATTGTCCTTTTACAACGTATCCAGCCACATAATTAATACAAAGGTCGTTAGAATGAGCAACCATGGTATGACCAAGATTCCAAGTGTCCGTAATAATTTGAGGTTTATTAATAATACTATGAGGGAGATTAAATATAATAGCATGATAATGTGGTCTTAAAGTTTTTGTACCATATTCACCACAAGCGTAATATTTTAGCTTATTTGTAGGACATAATTTTCTAAGCCTTTTCATAAATTTTTGGAAATCTGCTTTTACTAAAGTGTGAAATCCATTTTTACTTATTGGTGCTTTTTCGTATGTAAGCGTAAGAAAGGAAGCAGATGAACTAACTTTTGCTTCCTCTCTTAACCTAAAAGACCATTGTCCTGCTCGTCTTTTAGTACAATTTAAACACTTACCACAAGGTACATTTATACATCGTGATTGCCCTTTAGAATTTGTATATTCTTTTGTGAGAGTATAGGGGGATAAACATTGAGCCATTTTCTTTCTTCTTTTTGGCGCTTTGCGCGATGCATAATTTGTCTCTCTATTCGATGCATTATAATCTAATACCTCCTCTAGCTATTCTAAAGGAATTATACTTTTTTGATTTTCTTTTTTGCATTCTAAGTCTTCTTTTAAAACCGATAGACTTTAATTTTAATTTTCTTCTAGATCGTCTAGAACCTCTATAATGTGCCATATCTATTATTATTAAATTGTTGGTGTTCCGAAATAAACCATTGGTCTTGTAGCCTTAATATGATTATGTAAATACACATATAAATTTTCTGCGTCTTGATTAACAGCAAAAATTCTTTCTACTTCTGTGTTATCACATTCTACAAAATCAGCGTTTAATGATGGTCTTGATGCGAAGATTCTTCCCATATGCCAGAAATTAAGTGATGTTCTCATCTCTCCATGTACTGATGATGGTATATATTTATATTCTGCATATCTTGGTGTATACCCAAATACTTCTTCGTTTAAACTATCTCCAGCATCATAGTATATTTCCTGATTGTATATTGGTTGTTCTCCAATACTTTGAAATGATGGCCAGAAATAATCAAATTTGTCAAATTTTGAGAAAATTTTAGGTAAACCTTGTTGATAAGCTGTTTTAGGCATAACTGTCATTAATCCTAAAATAAATCCATGTTCTTCACAGAAATAAGATACTTTATTAGATTGTCCGACTGCTACACCATGACCAGCCATATTTGCCTGAGGGGTGGTTTGCGAGGCGTTGTCTGAAGTCTGCAGTACCTCACTAATGGTAACAGGCGTGGCAGAACCACCTAAGAACTCAGGTCTTTGTAGTCTCGAATCTGAACTTTTTACGCCGAAGTGTGCCATTATTACCTCTATATATCTTGAACCTCCTCTTGCATTTCTTTCTAACCATTCTTGCAATCTGAAAGCTCTTCTTAATTCATTAATTGAAGCTGATGCTGCATCTGATAAATCTGCTACGTGTGTTCTACTTACATCAAAGTTTGCTGGTGGTGTTCCAGCTTGTGTTCCATTTCCAACTACACCAGAAGCATTTGTTTCTAAGTTGGAGTTAAACAATGTTATAAAACCTGCTGGATCTACAGAATAAGGGTCTCTAAAATATGTATAATCATTACCAGCTGGATTGCTGTAATCTCCATATAATAATGGAGCCTCTGTACCTAGCGGGATAGTTGCTTCAGGTCCTTTTTGTGTCCATGGTAAAGCTGATGTAAAATAGTCATGTTGCCATGCTCTTTTTTGTAAATTAAATAAACCAATTGCTGAATTATTACCGTCAACTGCTTTATCAGTAATTTTATTTGCTAAGTTTTGGTCTCTATAATACTCATTATAAATTTTATTGTAAGCCATTGTTGGTAAAGCATTAACATCTCCAATTGCTGTTCCAGTTGGTACACCTAAATAATCGAATAAACTTCCTTCAGATACACTACCTAAATTGTTAAATACTGGAAATGCTGGATTTGCCGTGCCATCTTCTCCACCAGTAATAAAATCTTCCCAATTATCCCAAATAATTCTATTTGGAACAAAGAAATAATGTATATAAACTGATGTTTGATGCATAATAGGCGCCAACATTGGCGCGAATCTTAATAAGTTAGTTGATTCAACATTGAACTTATCGCCAGGAACAGTTTCCTGGCATAGTATAGGTGTAATTTCACCTATTTTCATACTAAACTTTCTATCGTGTGATAAATCGAATGTATTTTGTGCCGGTTTAGGCATTGCTACTTTTGAAAAAATACTCATTTTTTAATTTTTATATTGATTTCTGTTTTCGTTTAATTTTCTTTCGTTACGTCTTCTGGTAAAATCTTGTCTTTGTTCATCATACCAATTTTTAAATTGATCTAATTTGTTAAACTCGAATAACCAGTCTTTTAATTTCTTTACTTCTCTATACCATAAAGGGTCATTTGGTCTTAATCCTTGTTGATTAGCAATCTCTGCTTCTAATTTTGCAACATCCTTTTTTGATCTAGTAATAAGAAATTGATCTACTAAAGATTGTATATATTGTCCTTCATGTTCTTGTAAACCTTTAGCTTTTAAACCATCTATAATAGCAGCAGCTTGAGTCTGCTGAGCTCTAGCTTTATATAATTTTAATTCTTCTCCTAATAAAGTATCGATTCTGTTTTTTTGAGCTCGTGAATATGCCGCATCAGATAGATTTTTAATACCTTGAGAATTTTGCAAATGTATATTACTAACACCTTGAGCTGCGTTCATCGCAGCTGGAACTGGATTATTAATATTATAAGGTGCAGCTTTGCTTGGAGCAATAGAACCAGCAGAGCCGGTTGCACCGGCTACGCTAGAACCATAAATAAGATTTGGATTTAAACCAGCTTTTCGCAATCTTTCCATTTGTTGTACTGGATGATTATATACATTTTGCATATTCCAAAATCTAATATTTTGCTTATCAGCTAATTTTTGCCTTTTAAGTGCGCCTGCATTTGTAATTAAGTCGGATATTATACTTCCTCCTCCTGAAATTATTGCGGCTGCAGTTATAGGATCCATTATACTATCTCTAATTTAGTGTTAGACTTATCTTTTAACTTTTTACTCATAACCTCCTCTTGGTTAAGTAATCTATTTGTCTCTTTAACTGTATCTATTACACCTTTAATTAAATCATCAAAGTTGATGAGTCTTAATTGTAATAAATCTAATTGTTGATGACATGATACGCAGTGTGATAATACTATTTTTCTTATCACTTCTTCCTGCTTTTTTTGTTGTTCAGTTTTGAACTCTTGTGTTGAATTTTCCATTAGTAAAATTTTATTATTTTTAATGGCTCATAAGCCATATTATGTTAAATATAGTTTTTTTTTTTTAATTGACAAAATCTTGATACTTGTCTAATTTTTGTTCGTAATACTCACCCAATTATTCGCGTTTTTTGATTTTAGTGTCAATTAGCACTAATATATCAAGTATATATTAGTGCATTAACAAAACAGAATCACGAGTCGTTACTTTCGTGATTAACCGTTTTGTCGTTGTTTAACAACTCCTCTTTTAATTCCTGATCAGTTTGACCAGGAATTTTTTTAAGCTTTTCTAAAGCTTCTTTCTTTTCTTCTCGAATTAATTTATTTAATTCTTTATTCTTTTCCATTAATTGTCTTTTATATTCTAACATGTCTGTTAAATCATCAAAGACGGGAATTTCAGTATCAAAATACTCCCCTACTCTTGTATTTACTCCCAGAGGGATACCTCTGGTATGATTATCTAATAAATTACGTATTGTTAACGTTTGGTCTGGAATTGTTAACAATTCATCAGACATCTTTTTTCCTTTGTAATTAGGAGTGTTTGTGAACTGTGTATAAAACACAGTCTTTTTAACTTGTTTTTTCATATTTTTTGTCTTTTAAGTTTACGCTCTTTTTTATCTTTTCGTATAACTTGAG